GGGCTCGACATGCTGGACGAACTCGGCGTAGACCCGGAACCGTCCGCGGCGGCGCCGGAATCCTCCGAAGTATGCCTCTCGCCGCACCCGGCGCTGCGGGAGTTCGCCGAGCTTTGGCTGGCTGGTGCTCTTCCTGTGCCGGCGGTGGTGCGACGTCGTGGCGGCAGAAACCGCCCAATTCACCGCCGCGCTGCGGCAATGGATTCAGAAAACGCAATGACCCAAACCCTCGCCACCCTTCAAACCGAGCGCGAACGGCTGCGGGCCGAGCGGGCCCGTACGGACTACGAGTCAGATCTGGCCCAGACCTGCACCAAGCAGGACCTGACCAGCGCGGGCCGGGCCATCCGCGCCCGCATGCTGGCCCTGGTTGACCGGATCGGGGCTCGGATGCTGGAGGCCGATGCTTTACCTGCGCGCCTGCCGGGATTATGCTTGCCCCGTCGCCCCACAAGGGCGGCACGGGCTTGGTCGCCCGGTTTCACAGGCGCACGCCGCGCCTTACGCGGCTTTTTTGTGCGCAGAGCATGGCAAGCCCAATGGGCGGGCCGTGCGGGAGCCCTCCGGGCTGCCGGCCCTGTGACCGGTCGACCAACCCGTACGGTTCCGCTCTCCCTCTTGGTCGGGGGAAAGCGGAGAAAACACCGCTTTCACGGGAGTTCTGTCATGTCTCAATCCATTCAGAGCGCTGCCGCGCCCGGCCGCAAGACCCATTTCACCCGGTTTTTCACCTGCAACGCCAATCAAGACGCGCTGTTTTCCGTCAATGCCGGGCTGCCCGCCGATGAGGCGTTGGAGCAAGCCGCGTGCTTCCTGGCCTCCGCGCTCAGCGTGATGAACGAGGCCAACGTTTACGACGACTCGTCGTCCGGCTTCGCCGCCCTTTACCTGGTCGAAATGGCCCAGGCCGTGGTCAATTCCGCCATCAGCAAGATCGACAGCGAGGAGGCCGGCCATGACTGAGCTGACCGTGTTTGCATTCGAGTCCAGTGCCGTGCGTTCACTCATGATCGACGGCGAGCCGTGGTTCGTTGCGGCGGATATAGCCGCGGTATTGGGGTATCGCAATGCCCCAGATATGGCCCGCATGCTCGATGACGATGAAAAGGGTACGCAGATTGTGCGTACCCTTGGCGGCGACCAGGAATTCACCATCATCAACGAGTCGGGCGTCTATGCCTGCGTCCTGAAAAGCCGCCGCCCGGAAGCGAAGCCATTCAGGAAATGGGTGACGTCCGAAGTCCTCCCCACTCTCCGCAAAACCGGGCGCTACGAGATGCCAGCGAGCCCCGACCCGGATCCGGGCAACCGCATCAGCAACCCCGCCTTCGTCACACCGCAACACGAGGCTGATATGGCCGTGGCGGCCGACCGCATGTTTCGCGCCTTCGTTCGCGCAGGCAAATCCGCCGGCCTGCGTGAACGCGAGGCGGTGTCTGCGGCCGGCGAGATTGCCCTGCAGGTCACAGGCATCGACATTCTCAAGCTGCTGAACAAGCCGAAGGGCCCACCGCAGCCCCGTCTTACCCAGGCCCAGGAATTCATCGAGGATTGGAAGTCCGGGCGGACCGAGGCTGCCTACGAGTACATGGAATACCGTGACTTCTACGCCGTTTACAGGGCCTGGTGCGAAGCGCGCGGTCTCGAGCGTTGCGGATTCTACGAATTTCCCGACGCGTTCGTGAGCAGAGCCCGTGATGTGGATAAGGGGCTACGCTATGCGCCAGGGGGCGACCTTTGGCGGAACGCGCAGGAAAACACACAACCAAGTAGCAATCACGACGGATGACCCAAACCCTCGCCACCCTTCAAACCGAGCGCGAACGGCTGCGGGCCGAGCGGGCCCGTACGGACTACGAGTCAGATCTGGCCCAGACCTGCACCAAGCAGGACCTGACCAGCGCGGGCCGGGCCATCCGCGCCCGCATGCTGGCCCTGGTTGACCGGATCGGGGCCCGGATGCTGGAGGCTATCGAAGGCGAGCAGGACGAAACCCGTGTGCATTACCTGATGTCGGACACCGCGCTCGACCTGCTCCGGCAGGCCGGGCAGGAGGCCGAAGAGGTGTCCACCGCGCTGCCGGCAGTAGGCGAGCGGGTCAAGCGCGGCGCCACTCCGCGCGAGCTGCTGACGGTCAGCCAGTGGGCAGACCGCTACCGCTGGCTGCTGAGCGGTACCAACCTGCCAGGGCGCTGGTCCACCCAGACCGTGCCCTACATGCGGGAGATCATGGATGCCCTCTCCGAGCATTCCGACACCCGCCAGGTCACGTTCATGAAATCGGCGGGCGTGGCCGGTACCGAGGGCATATTCAACTGGATCGGCTACATCATGCACCACCTGCAGAACAAAGACCTGCTGCTGGTGGTGCCCACCCTGGAGCTGCGCGACCGCTCGTTCAATCCGCGCATCACCAAAATGCTAGAAGAGTCGCCGGTGCTGGCCGAACTTGTCACCACCGCCGCGCGCAACAAAGCCAACCGGGCCGACCTGATCGAATACGGTGCCTGCGCCCGTATCATCAAGGCCGGCGCCAACTCGCCGGATTCGCTCCGGGCCGATCATCTGCCCTACGTGATTTGCGATGAGGTGGACGCCTTCCCCTGGGATGTCGGCGGCGAAGGCGACCCCATGACGCTGATCGAAAACCGCCAGCGCACCTTCAGCCGCGCGAAAACGCTGCTCGTCAGCACGCCGACCATCGAAGGCCGCAGCCGGATAGACCAGCAATACCAGCGTTCGGACCGCCGCCGGTATCACGTGCCATGTCCGCATTGCGGCGAGTACCAGACACTGGAGTTCGGCGGCAAGGAAACCGATTTCGGCCTCAAGTGGCGGGTCGCCCTGCCCGACGCGGAAACCGGCGAAGTGTCCGGCCGCACCGACCAGGTCACCGACGCCTGGTACTGCTGCCGCCATTGCCACGGGCGCATCGACGAAGGCCATAAAACCGACATGCTGGCGCATGGACGCTGGATCTCCGGCCAGCCCGCCGTAAAGTTGCACCGCGGCTATCACATCAACGCCCTATATGCGCCTGCAGGCCTCGGCCTGACCTGGGCCAAGATCGCCCAGAAGTGGCTCGACTGCCAGGGCGACAGCGCCGAGCTCAAAGCCTTCGTCAACACCTTCCTCGGCGAAGTCTGGCGTGAGGAGGGCGACTCCATCGAATCCCTCAGCCTCATAACCCGGCTGGAAGAGTATCCGGAAACATTACCCATCATCCTCACCACCGCCGGCACCGACGTGCAGAAGGACCGCCTGGAGATCACCCTCGTCAAATGGGGCGCGGCGGAAGAAGGTTGGATCTGGTCGCACCACATCCTGCCCGGCGACACCGCGCAGCCGGACGTCTGGGACGACCTGGACGATCTGTTCAAGGCTGAAGGTATCGAATTCGCCTGCATAGACTCCGGCTATAACACCAGCATGGTGTACGCGTTCTGCGAATCGCGCCGTTGGTGTATCCCGACCAAAGGCATGCCAGGCCCAGGCCGCCCGCTCATCGAGGATGAGCGCAAACGCCGGCAACGCCTGCGCCGCCGCAAGCGCAGCATCAGCCCCGAGCCGATCGGCGTGGACCAGGGCAAGGCGCTGCTCTACGCCCGCTTCAAAATGACCGCGCCGGGGCCTGGCTACATACACTTTCGTCAATCGCCGGACTTCGATGACGAATACTTCGCCCAGCTCGCGGCGGAAAAGCTCGTCACCAAATTCCGCGGCAGCCGCCCGTTCCAGGAGTGGGTACAGATCCGGCCCCGCAATGAAGCGCTGGACTGCATGGTGCTGAACCTCGCCGCGCTGCGGCTAAGCGGGCGGAAGAACGACGAACCGAAAGACGAAACCGGCCCGCCGGAGCCGCCGAAAAAACGATTTATCCCGGAATGAGCGAACGCGCCGACGACTTCATCCGCGACCTGCAGGCGGAAATCCACTCTGCCGCATCGTGCATCGGATTGCAGCAGGATGCCGCGGAGCGTCTGTCGCTGCTGGCGGCTTGCGCTATCATGGAAAAGCGGGGCGGAGCGCGGATCTGGATACGAAAATTAGACCGGGAAACCCGCGACAAGATGATCCGCGCGGAGTTTAACGGGCGGAACCACGAGGCACTATGCCGGCGCTACCGGATCAGTCGTCGCCGGCTCTACCAGATCGCCAAAAACATTTGACACAATAGGCGCGCAGCGCCTATTGTGTCCCCATGCCGGAGCCTCCAGCTCAAGGCAACAACCCACTAATCGGATGATCCCGGATACCGACCAGGGCGGCGGATTCGTAATTGCAGCATGGGCCCGCGGCGGGCTCAAAGGCCGCTGGCCCGGACGCTATCGCGTAGTCGATCAAATCCCCTGCCTGCTGCCGTGGACGGCGCACTGATGAAACCGGACTCTCGGCTACACAACCCTGACCCCAGCTATCTCAGAGCGCTGATCGCGCGCGCAGGTTTCAGCCAGGCGGAAGCCGCGCGGTGCATCGGCATATCCTCCCGCGTCATGCGTCAATACCTCGCCGACAGAGCTTCAAAAACCGCGCTACCGGCACCGTATCCTATTCAATTTGCGCTGGAGAGTCTTGCCACAGATAGGCAATAACCGAAATAGGTGACCGCTATGGCGGTCAACCGCCATTGACAAGCAAAAATATTGAAATTTTGGGGCGTGAAATTTCACAGACATGTGCTCGACAATAGAGCGCATGTCAGAAGCCACCGATATGCTTGCCAAGGCGAAGGCCCGCTACGAGCAAGCGAAACGCGCAGAAACTGAATTCGCCAGCGGCGGAGGCCGGCGGCGCGTCAAACAATTCGACCTGGCCGAGCTCCGGGCCGATTACCTGTACTGGAAAAACCAGGTCGATATGGAAACCCGCCGCTTGGCGGGGCAGGCCGGTCGCCGGCCGTTTCAGGTGGGGCTGTGATGGCCGCCGTTTCACTGAAGGAAAAGCTGTTCCGGGGGCACCCGATGACCAGTGCCACCATGTCGGCGGATACCGCGTACTCGGGCGCGTCCCGGTCGGATGCTCGTGTCGCCTCCTGGCTTCCGGCCGCCGGCTCGGCCGATGCGGACCTGATCCCCGAACTTTCCCTGCTCACCCCGCGCTCGCGCGATCTCGCCCGTAACTCCGGCCTGGCCGGCGGCTATCTTCAAACCGCGAAAGACAACATCATCGGCCACCAGCTTCGGCTGATGGCTATCCCGGATTACCGGCTGCTCGGGAAAGACAAAGACTGGGCCAGGGAGTGGGGCGCCAACACCGAGGCGGAATTCCGCACCTGGGCCGACACGCCCGAGTGTGACGCCCAGAACACCCAAACCCTGTGGGGGAAGGCGCGGCTGGCGCTCGGCGCCGAGCTGCTGAACGGCGACCATGTCACCCTGCCGATCTGGCAGCCACGCGCGGGCGCACGCTGGAGCACCCGGCTGCAAAGCATTGAGTCGGACCGGCTGTCCACCCCGCCTCAAGGAGCCAACAACCCATCCATCCGCGGCGGCGTCGAGATCGACGACTATGGCGCGCCGGTGCGGTACTGGTTCCGCAAGGCGCACCCTGGCGACCTGCTCGGCGGATTCGCCGCATCGCGCGACGATGCGTTCCGCTGGGAGGCGATCCCGGCATTCACCCCCTGGGGCCGCCGCCGCGTCATCCATCTGCACGATAAGGAGCGCGACGGCCAGAGTCGGGGCGCGCCCGTCTTCACCAAGGTACTGCGCGAATTCCGGGTATCGTCGGAGTACGTTGGGCACGAGCTGCATGCTGCGGCGGCAAATGCGCTGATTGCGGCATTCATCGAATCCGACCTGCCACAGGACGATGTGGCCGAGCTGTTCGGAAAGGACTACAACTCGGCTGAGGGCTACTGGCAGGACGTATCCAGCCGGTTCCACCGCAAAAAGCTGGAGTCCGGGCTGTTCTTCAACCTGCCGATCGGCACCAAGCTCTCGCAGTGGAATCCGTCCCGGCCGAATGTCGCGTTCGGGGATTTCATGGACCACATCACCCGCTATCTGGCGGCCGGTCTGAACATCCCACGTGAATTGCTGATGAAGGATTTCAGCCAGACGAATTACTCCAGCGCCCGCGCCGCGCTGGCGGAAGCCTGGCGCTATTTCCTGGCCTGTCGCCGCCACCTCAAAGACCAATACCTCGACCCGATCTACGACCTATGGCTAGAAGAGGCCATCAACCTGGGACGCATCGAGGCACCCGACTTCTACGAGAACCGCTACGCCTACCGCCGCTGCCGTTGGATTTTTGCCGGCCGGGGCTGGATTGATCCCGTCAAAGAGGCGCAGGCCTCGCAGATCAGGATCAGCTCCGGGCTGTCCACGATGGAAGCGGAGAACGCCGAACAGGGCATGGACTGGGAGGAAGTCGCCGAGCAGAAGGCTGCCGAGCGGGCGCGCTATGAAGAACTGGGCCTGCCGTATCCGGGCGATGCGCCGGCCCCCTCCGCCGCGGCGGCTCAGGCGAGCGCGGATGCGCAGGACGAGAAAGCACGGGAGTCCGCATGATCCGCAACCCGCTGATCGCGCAGCGCTTGTTTAACACCCCGCTGTTGGTCCATCCAGCCAAGCTGGACGCCATCATCGCCGGCCTAGGCCAGCGCATCGGTATTGACCATTACCAAGCACCTGAGCCGTGGGCATTTACTTCATCCACGCAGCAATACAACCGCGATACCGGCCTGCTGATGTCCGGAGACATCGCCGTCATGAACATCGTCGGCGTGCTGGCCCATCGTGGCGGACTTCAGGCGGATTCGTCCTACATCCTCGGCTATCAGACCATCGCGCGCGACCTGAATATCGCCCTCAGCGACCCGTCGGTGAAGGGCGTCGTGCTCAACCTCGACACGCCGGGCGGTGAAGTAGCCGGCGCGTTCGACCTGGCCGCGATGATCCGAGACGCCCGCGGGCGGAAACCGATCCGCGCCGTCGCCGCGGACATGGCAGCGTCCGCCGGCTACCTCATCGGTTCCGCCGCAGACTCGCTCGCGATCACCCAGACCGGTTATGTCGGCTCCATCGGTGTCGTCATGCGTCACGTCGATCTATCGCAGGCGATGAGCAATGAAGGCATCAAGGTCAGCCATATTTTCGCCGGCAGTAGCAAGGTGGACGGCAACCCTTACGAGCCGCTGCCCGACGCCGTACGCACCAAATTCCAGGCCGAGATAGACGGGCTCTATGCCCTGTTCGTCGACGCGGTGACCGCGCAGCGCGGCCTGACCTCCGAGGCCGTCCGTGCGACTGAGGCCGGAATCTTCCGCGGCCAAGCAGCTGTGGATGCCGGATTGGCCGACCGGGTAGCAACCCCGGATCAGGTCATCGCCGAACTCCAGGCAGAAATTTCCTCCCGGGCATCCGCCCGCCCCATCACACGAGGCACATCCATGAGCAATGCAACACCCGAGGATGCCGGACTGACCCAGGCCGACATCGACAAAGCCCGCGCAGAAGGCCACGCCGAGGGCGCGAAGGCCGGCGCCGAGGCCGAGCGCACCCGCATCCTCGGCATCCTCACGCACGCCGAGGCTCAAGGCCGCACCGCCCAGGCCATTGCCCTGGCCGAGGCGGGCCTGACCGCCGAGCAGGCCGCCAAGGCGATGGCGGCCTCGCCCCGCACGGCCGTCTCTAGTCCATTCGCTGCCGTCATGGCCGGGCTGAATCCCGCCATCGGTGCGGATGCGGGCGGCGAAACCGACGAAATCGACCAGATGGCGGCAGGTGTCATTGCTCACCTGCCCCAGCGTAAAGGAGCCTGATCATGACCGCCTCTTTCAGCAGCCAGACCTACACCCCGGACGCACTCATCGCGTGCGATTCAGGTGACCTGATCAGTCGGAGCATCACGCTGGTGTCCGGCCAGAACCTGGCCCGCGGCGCGGTGATCGGCAAGATCACCGCCAGCGGCAAGTACATGCTATCGCTGTCCGCCGCGGCGGATGGCTCCCAGACCCCCGACCTGATCCTGGCCGAAGCCGCCAACGCCACCGCGGGCGACGTACCTGCGATCGCCTATGCGGCCGGCCAATTCCTTGAATCGCACCTGACTATCGGTGCCGGCCACACCGCCGACTCAATCCGGGAAGGCCTGCGTGTCAAGGGCATCCACCTCATCAAGAGCAACCCGTAAGGAGCGCAAGCCATGGCTGATTTGTTTTCGACCGACGTTCTGATCCGGGTAGTCGAAAGCCTGATCGCTCCGCCGTCGTTCCTGCTGGACCGCTTCTTCCCGAGCATCCAGACAGAGGAATCCGAGGAAATCCACTTCGATTTGATCGACAAGACCCGCCGGCTGGCGCCG